ACGGCCAAAAGGGCGACCAAGGGACGCCGGGCACCGATGGTAAAGATGGCCAAAAGGGCGACCAAGGGACGCCGGGTACCGACGGTAAAGACGGCCAAAAGGGCGACCAAGGGACGCCGGGTACCGACGGTAAAGACGGCCAAAAGGGCGACCAAGGGACGCCGGGTACCGACGGTAAAGACGGCCAAAAGGGCGACCAAGGGACGCCGGGCACCGACGGTAAAGATTCTTTATCCAATATTCTGAAAGATACCGGCCAATGGCGTGAGGATCGACTTTATCCTGCAAATTCATTCACAGTTTGTTATAGTAATCTTTATCAAACAGATATTGAGACGATAAATCAACCACCGACTAGTCCAAATTATTTATACAGTCAAAAAATTCCGTATACTCCGTGGCGATTGGTACTTAAAACAAGTCAAGGTGGTAGTGGGAGTCCGGGGAAAGATGGTGCGCCGGGGAAAGATGGCGTCCCTGGAAAAGATGGCGTAGGAATTATTCCATTGAGTACAATTACAGACGCGGTAATAAAAACCGGCCAGCCACTCTATATTAAATCAAATGCGCACGCCGGATTAGCTCAGGCTGACACTAAAAATACTTTGGCAATTGGATTAGCCTACGCCGATTCCGACGCCAATATTAAATACCTTACGGACGGGGTGATTACACAATCTGATTGGACAAATGTGACTGGTACGGCCACATTGACAGTCGGAGATTATTTTTTGAGTGCAACTGTGGCGGGAGGATTAACGACAGTTGCTCCAAATACAGGGTTTGTAATACGTATTGGGCACGCTCTCGGACCCAATATATTTTCCATAGAAATTGATTCTCCAATCAAACTTTAAATGAGGTGGTGTGATGGTAGACGTTTATCGAAAACCGCTAGTCTTGGATTTAACCACAGGATTAGAAGAACGAATTCAAAGTGGTGATGGTCTTGATCTTGGTGCGTGGCAAGCACCGATAGCAATAGGCGATCCAGGTCAGGTTCTTGCTGCCCCTGCAACCGGGACAATAGCAGAATGGGTTGATCCTGATACTGGCCCCGCTGGTCCGGGTTATTTGGCGACTTCTGCTACTGACAATGTGGCGATTGGAACGGGTAGTAAAACACTTGTGACTCAAACAGGGTTAGCGTATACCGCAGGTGCCCGTGTTCGTGCTACTGACGGTGGGAATGTCGCAAACTACATGGAAGGTGTTGTGACTTCCTATTCAACGACCTCACTCGTCTTTACTTCTGATCTGGTTGGTGGTTCTGGTACACCGGCCACTTGGAATATCAATCTCGCTGGCAACAAAGGGACGGCAGGAGCGGATGGTTCGGACGGCTCAAATGGATCAAATGGATCAAATGGTGCTGTTGGTGCGGGTTATACTGCCACTTCTACAACTTCTCTATTGATTGAAGTTGCAAGTAAGCAATTTACAACGCAAGCCGGATTGGCATATACTGTTGGTGCCCGTGCCCGTGCGTCCAGCGCTGCTGGGCCGACTAATTATGTGGAGGGTCTCGTATCTGGGTATTCCAGCACTACATTGACGATCAATGTTGATCGAATTGGTGGGACAGGGACCAAGGCTGATTGGAATATAAATCTTGTTGGCGATGTAGGTGCCACTGGAAGTACAGGTGCCAGTGGTGTTGATGACATTATACTGACCAACGCTAATGCAGGAACCATTGCGATTTGCTTCGCAGTCTATGTGAAATCGAATGGGAATGTCGATCTTGCGAAAGCTGATGCAGTTGGGACTACGGAAACCCTCGGTCTTGTGGAAGACGCCGCTGGGATTACTACGGTAACTCCCGGTAAGATTTTGATGGACGGTATTTTAACTGCCACCGATAACCAATGGAAGGCAGTTCAGGATGTGAGTGCAAGTTTAGTTCCAGGTAAGGTTTACTTTTTGAGTGCGGCTACGGCTGGAAAGATTGCAGTGGCAGCCCCATCTACTGGATTTGTTCAACGTGTTGGGCGCGCAATTAGTACGACCCAAATGGACTTACAGATCATGGCTCCGATTAAGTTATAATAAATCATGGCTGACGCAAAAGCAGTTGTAATTGATACTAGTGGTATGGTTCGTAATTCTGCAACCGGGGACGTAGTTGTCGTCCCCGGTTTGAAGGATTCTGCGCTTAGTACCGGAAAAATTCCAGTTGCCACAACTGACGGACAATTGATTGATGGTCCAACAGATGCTTCTACTAATTGGAATAGCGCCGTGTCGCATAAAACTACGGAAGATGCCTTAACTGGATTAGTTAAGTGCGACGGCGCGGGTAATTATTCCGCCGTCGTTGACTATAGTGCAAACTGGATAAATAATTATAATTATTTAATCAATGGTGGATTCGATTTCTTCCAACGAACTGCACCGGAAACCCTTACGGCAGTTGCCAATGATGCCTACGGTCCCGACAGATGGAACATTTTAACGCAGACTACGACGGTCCAGATTCAACGGGTGGCAGGTGCATTTTTTTCATATCATGGGGGAATATTAAAACAGAATCAAGCAGCCGCACAACGAATGGGGATGGAACAGATTTTAGAAACTGTTACATCGTTGGCACTTAGAAATAGAACTATTACCGTCCAGGCACAGATTAAATGTTCATCTAGTCAACCAATTAGGATAGCAATTTTAGAATGGACAGGAACAGCAGATACACCTACAAGTAATGTGGTAAGGGATTGGACCAGTGGAACTTTTACCGCCAATAACTTCTTTTTGGCCTCAAATTTAACCGTTACGGCAGTTGCGGCAGTTACTCCAACGGCGTATACATGGACGCCTTTTAGTGTAAGTGGCACCGTTAGTGGAAATTGCATCAACCTGATTGTTTTTATTTGGACCGAAGGAACGGCAGCACAGAATGTAACATTAGATATTACTGAAGCGGGTCTTTATACTGGGACGCAAATAAGAAATTGGGAACCCAGATTTATGCAACAAGAAATAGCACTTTGTCAAAGATATTATGAAAAAAGTTACGAGTTAGATATTCCCCCCGGAACTGCGTCATACGACAGTTCCATGGCGACGACGATGGTTACTGCCACTCGGCCAGGGGATAGACATATACAATATCAGACTAAAAAAGTCGCCGCAAATGCCCCTACATTATGGTCTGTAAAGACAGCAAATACATCAGGTGTCACAACCAATACAGACGACGGGCTGGACTGTACAAGCTTAATTGATTATGCAAGCTCATCAGGTGCAACATGGTACGTTAGCGCTGGCGGTATAGCAGGACATAGCCATTATTTTCATTGGTCAATTTCTTGTGAGTTATGAATGCCAGGTGTATACGTAGCATTACCGCCGATTGACGTAACTCCGGTTATTCCGCCTGGTTGGAAATCTAATTGGGAATTTCCGGGACCGGACCCGCCAGGATATGAATCGGTATATATTATGGAATTTGTCGATCCGCCAACAGAAGTTAATGGCGGAGACACAGCTACATTTACCGCAAGAATAGCGACTTATGGGTCAGACGGCAATTCATATATAACGGGCGCTCCCAGCAACGTAATAACCACATGGACACAGAAACGGGGGCTACTGGAAAAGTGTCATACGATGCCACTTCCGACAAGGGAATAGCGGCAGTCAATACAGGAGTACATTCGTTTAATTTTTGGAGTGGCGGAGATTCTTGGACGGCTACTGGTCACACCCTTAGTTTTCAATACACAGTTGATTGCGAATTATAAGATGTTCATTATTCAAGCACCATATCCGACGTTACAAGTAACTATGTTACTTCCAAATCCACAATTTAGTGATGCCGAATCATTGTTGGATACTGTCAATATAAAACGGGCGATGGATGGAACGCTCTATACGTATGTTCACACGCGAGAGAGTAGACGAAAGCTAAGTTTGAATTTTTCACTCACCCGAAACAAGGCTCTTGAATTACGTGCTTTTATCCAGTCTTATTTTTCCTCTAAGGTAAAAATAAAAGACCATAATAACCGAGTATGGGTTGTAAATTTTACCAACAATCCGTTTGAATATGACACCCCCGAGAGAGCCGCACCGGCTATCTCTCCTATGCCATTAGGTGAGTTACAGACAATAACTCTTGAATTCGAGGGAATCGAGATAGTATGAGAACTTTAATAGGCGGCGCACCAGCTAAAGTAGCACAGAAATGTGGCACTGAACCTATGACTATTGTAGAAATACAGTGGGTTGATGGTGGCGCGCGTTTTTTATATGCTGATCGTAAGATTGCCAATAGTGCGGTAGTAGGACAGATTACGAGTATTGGTAGTATTGATTCAACTGTCACCGATGATACAACGACTGATTCAACACAAGTAACACTGACACTTGATGATACAGATGGAAAAATAAAAGTTCTTTGTGATACATACGATCTCCATAAACGCCCAGTTTGGATTTATCAGTGGTTCAGTGGACTTTCTATCTCTGATAAATTCCTCCTATTCAAAGGTGAAATGAACAGTCCATTTATATGGGGCGAGGGCGATGTCACTGTAACATTCACTGTCACCAGTAAGATTGAAGATACCGAAGCCGGGTTCTCTATGGAAGAAGGTGATTTTCCCACTATTCCGGCCGATGCACTTGGTAAAGTTTGGCCTCTTTGTTTTGGTTCTGTGTGCGATGTGGCGGCTGTACAGGTACGTTCACCGCGTAAAGGTATTTTACAGTCTGGTGAAGGTATCCATGACTACACTCTTGAATCTCGTATTTGTCAGGCTCGTTATCTCCAATGTGCTAACGTGGCACTGGGTACCGAGACAACTATAACCAACGATTATGTTCCTCAATATGATCCAAATACCGGTTTGTTACTTCCCAGTACGGATAATACCACAGTCACTAAAACTCAAGCCTGGGGTCCAGATCAGACATGTGTGGAAGATGCCTATAATACTATATGTGACTTACTCCATCAATTAACTGAACAGAAAACGTATGAACATTCTACGATACTAATTAAGGGAGGTATTGATTTTCCTCAACATATAAAGGTTACTTTAAATATCAATGGAGGAAAATTTACCGGTTCATTCTCGGGCGAGGTATTTACTATTCTCAGTCGAGAACATCCTGATTACGCCATCAATCCGCCATCTATATGTAAATCAATTGGATGCACGTCTTATACTGCGGCCACTCTTTTATCGGCGGGTGATTGGGTACAAAATACTGATTGTGATGGTGGTGCTTCTTGGTATAATGGACTACTAGAAAACGGCGCAAATGGTGGAACAAATGCTGATCCTACTGATGTAGCGGATTTTTGTGATCCAAGTGCCCATACAAGTCAAGGAAATAAATCGGACGGTGGCCCCGCTGCATCGCAGAAAGCCCTTGATGACATGGTAACGGCATCTTTCTTTTGGGCACAGGCCGGTTCAGAGGTATATTTAGAAGGAGAAGCCGAAGTTCTTTATATTGCCAATCTATTGCCCTGTACAATAACGAGGATTGCGGCTATAAAAAATACGTCTCAAGGTTCAAAGTTAATCACTGTACCTTCATCATATTACACAATTTATGAGACTGACTATGACGGTTATACTGTGACCGAAATCGGCATGACCCAATTATTAAGTCAACGGAATGAATTGATTATCAATCCAGATGGCACAAAAAGAGTTGCGGCGTCTAAATGGAGTGATGGATTGTATATCACATTGACTTCCACTATCGGTCCTAACCCCGTTGATATAATTCAATGGCTTGTTGAAAAATATACATCGTATACGGTCGATCCGACTACCTTTGCTCTCGTAAAAATTAGATTGACAAATTATCCAAGCAATTTCGCATTGACCAAACGCGAAAATGTGATGACATTGATTGGCGAGATCGCCCATCAAAGTCGTTGTCTATATTATGTACGTAACGATGTCGTGTATTTAAAATATTACTCTGCAACTCCGACACCAGAAGTGACTATCACAGAAAGTGATATTATCGCTAATACTCTGGATATTACTCTCACAGATACCACTAAGGTTTATACTAAACATAAAATAACTTGGAAAAAGAGTGACTATGAAGGTGATCTTGATTTAATTCTAAAACTCAATACAGCTAAGTACGGAACCAGTGAACTTGATACTACGTATAATACTCAGAATATTTACGACAATATTTTAAAGAGTTCTACATTCTGGTTGATCCGCGATGCCAATATGTGGAAACAGGTAGAATTTTCTACGCCACTTCATTTATTGGCTTTAGAAGTTTTTGATTGTGTAACATTGAATCTTGCGAGTCTTTCGACTTCGCCTGTACTCGCAGTAATAACTGCGGTAAATTATGATGTAGGAAACGAACAGATTAAGTTTACATGTTGGACTCCATTGAAGTCTGGTTCAACTCTACCATATTTATTTGCATGGCCAGCTTTTCAATCACGTAAATCAAGGTTTCCTACTGCCGAAGAAACTGCCGCTGGATTAGGTTATGATTTTACAGTGGCCCCTCCTGTAGGACATTTGTTATATCAACCTACAGTAGCACCGGATGGGCAGACTACTATATTGGTGTCTCAAGGTGATCCGTATCCATCTGATTTGGACGATACTTTGAGTTTATGCTTTTGTCCGACTGCTGATGATGCAGTAGTTGAAGAACCCGATCCAGTGTTTACAGCATTATTACGGGCACAACGGGCGGACCAAACTGCTAAGAACACAGAAACACCTACCGGAGCAAGTGGTGGAGGTGGCAACCAGAATAAGAAAAAGAAGAAAGATAATGGTTGTCAATGTACTTCGAGTGTTGACGACCCACTAAATAATAGTTGTATGGCCATTGTGTCCGTTTTATACAGTACGGCCGAATTGGTACGACACGGGTGTGGTGGGCGAATTGGTTGTGGTTATGGCCCCGGAGCAAATTGTATGGGTTCTTTATTTACTTGGTGTTACACTATGGGATCGAGTGTAATGGCTACGACGTTTGCCAGTAGGATAGCTGCTAAAATGCACGTACCTACGGCATGTAGTGATTGTGATTCTGGGGACTGGAATTGTGGAGATACAAAACCATATTGTGGGCCGACTATTGTAATTTGTGGAAATTGTGCTTTTGATACACATGGAAAGTACGTTGGACAAGGTGATACCCGTGCACCTACGAAAGGACCATAAATATGGAACCTCTTTGCAATAGACACAATAGAATTACGGTCTGTAAAAAGGACGGCACTAAAACCGAAGTTATTCGTTGTGCTGACCAATCTTGTATTCACTTTACAAATATAGTTACAGATGAACAGTGTATTCTATGTCCTCGGCACCAAGAAATATTGGTTGCTACACCACCGCTATTACCGCCGGATTTGGAAGCAATGGTCATTAGTTCTGGTCCAGTGAATCCAGACGTTCCTAAAACTCCGGGAATAATTCGACGTATTATGACTTGGACGGAAGCGATGGCAGGTTGGATTACAGCCGGAAGTCCAGAACGATCTGATGTCGAAGCCAGAGAAATTTTTAATAAATTTTGTAATAAATGCAGTTGGTATGACCGCGATAAAAAATTATGCAAAGGATGCGGTTGTAATGTGAGTGAAAATGGCCAACCTGCACTAAATAAAATTAGAATGGCTACTCAACATTGTCCCCAAAATCTGTGGTAATTTAAAAATGGCAAGACTAATTCCTGTAGAAGGCACAATTGGACCAGAAGAATCTCTGATGACCATAGTTCAAAGATATGTAACGAGTGTCCCTCGCCCAACCCGTTTCAGTTATTTGGAGAATAATATGGTCATCATTAGTTTTCTTGATCGGACTGACATCAATCAAAAGGCTACTGAATTGGTAGGAGACTCCGAGATAACTATCTATGGTCCTGCGATCATACACAGTAAACAAGAATGTCAATAAACAAAAAAATCCCCGCCACCTGAACCCTGAGTAGTAAAGATACTCAGGCGGTGACGAGGATCGGGACATGACAAGCACGCCCCTACCGCGCGGCCAGAAGTGCTTTATATACTTGAGCCTCAGCTATAGAGTCGGCCAGAGCGTCGTGAGGCTTGGTGTTGATGATTCCAAATTGCTGGCAAAGTTCTTTTAGACCCACACTTTTGTAAGGTATTTCTTCGCCTCTTAGTGCTGCTGCATCATTTAATGCCAGGGCATGAATCATAGCGTCTCTTGGAAGGTAATGAAAGATTCGGTCCATTTCGGCACAACCGAGCCATACTTTGAGAAATGAATTTTCAAACACAAAATTATGTGATAAAGGAATAAGGCGTCCGCCAACCGACAAATGCAAGGTTTCAAACCATTCTGCTAATTCATCGGCCACTCGTTCTTTACCGGGGGCGTCATTTAATTCTTCGAGTGTAAGACCATTGATAACTAGGGCTTGCACTTCGGTTCGTTCTGGGTGATCTGGTTTGATATTTGTATAAAACGGTGTACCTATTGGTTTTAAACTGTTATCTAAAGGTACAATTGCAATTTGAATAATATCGTGGAATCCAGGTCGGACGCCGGTTGTTTCAATGTCTATCGCCACTATTATATTATTTTTTAAGTGCTTCATAGTACATTCAACCTTGCATATTCACCGTGATATTTCTTGGCGGCAGAATTATATGCCCTGGCTGCTTCCTCTTTATTGATAAATAATCCGAGGTATATTTTACGGTAATCTACTTGGATTTGTGCAACCCATTTTCTATTTGGTTTGTTCCAATGAACACCTTTAAAGCCAGACATATTATCCCGGTGCCTGATTTTATTGCGGCAATTTTCAGCATTAGTAGCTGGGCGAAGATTTGATCTTCTATTGTCCAATTGATTTCGATTGACATGATCGACTTGTGTAAAATTTTTAAATCCCATTCGTTTTATAATGAGTCGGTGCATTAAAATTGTTGTATGTCCTGTCGATGTATAAATCGTTCGTCCTGCACTGAGGCGGTGCGGCGGATAACATAAAGTACACCATTTCCATTGATTAAGAAAAACATAATCAACGTCGCTGACTAGCGCAAACTTTCCTTGTGTGAGTTTGATGCGTTTCATATTAGTACCACTTCACACATTGGAAAATCATAATCATCCAAGTTGCTGTGAGAGCGAGTCCGATCCATAATCCTCGCCAACTGTGAAAATATAGGGCCGAGATTACAGTCAGTGGAAGTAATGGAACCCACAGTAACCAATACCATGCCATCGCCAGAAAAAAGATAAAGGGTGTTGCTGGGTCCATTAGATTGTATACTCCACAGGTTCATTCTTTGGATCATAGGGACATGATTCGGAACAATTTCCACCCAATTTAGGGATCATACATCCTTTGCAGATTTTGTTGGTAACGCGGAGAACTCTTTTGGGTTCGCCATTCTTATTTCTGTCTAATCCTCGAAGACGTTCTTCATCTGGGATAGTGGGTTCAGGTTTCCATCGTTTATTGAAATCCGGTAATGAGTCGGAGAAACCTGTAGTATCCGTTGGAGGCCGATCATCGCCTTCTTTGTATGTGTCTTTGAAATGAATCAAGAACATAAGATTACAGAGGGCATGATCCAGGTGGTGCATCCCACTTTCTTCATCCAATTCTTCTCGGAAGAACCAGTATTTAAACATGTGACGCATCATGCAATCAAAGGCAGTTGACCATCTTCCACCCTTGGCCCAATTCCATTCTGCATATTTAGTGGCACCCCACATAAGAACGCGAGTAGCACCGGCTACTAAGTGCATCGGAAAAAGTGATAAACGTACTTTACCATTATTAGCTCGGGCACAAGTACCGCGTTTATTACTGGAAATGTCTCCCTCATTGAAATTACGATCCATTATTCATTCTCCAAATTGCGTTTTAATTTGTTACCTTCGCTATACCACGGAGTTCCCGGTTTAGCGTCTTTGTCCCAGGATATGTTACCGATGAATTTCTTGTTATCTGTACTTTTCCCAACTGGGAATACTTTTTGTAGATTGCGAATAATTACATCCTGACTTTCCCACTTTTGCTTATCGAGTGGGTCAATCCATTCAGCAAATTTGATTTGGAATTCTTCCAACGAAATCTTGATACCCGGAATTGGATAACAATTCTCAGCCACAAATCTTTCGATTGGTGTCCGTCGAGAATCCTGCATACGGGATTTGTTTTCAGTCTCGACGATTGGAAGGTGCATACGACCTTCGGCTGCCGGTAATTCGAGGTTCATCAAGGTACGGAGGAAATCACCAGCTTCCAGTGCTAGGAACTCCATCAATTTAATTTTGGGTATTTCAACATTGTCCGGTAAGGGTGGGACATAGATCATATCAATACGGGTGTCACCCGGAAATATAGGACAATTTTCAGGGTGATTAGCTACTTGAATGATCTTCAATTTATTCGGAATCAAATATGTATCCGTCCGCATCTTACGGATAGGAATCATCCGGGCAACAACCCATTCTTTAAGTTTTGAGTGCGCACCCGGCGTCTTTGATATGTCAATTTCTTCTACGTAGGCAATGATCGCACCAGCTAGTTCTCCATTGAAACCGCTCTGGCTGGTCAGGGCTTGATTCGCTGATTCGATACCTTTGGTAATTAGACAAGAGAATGATTCATGGAAGGTACTCTTGCCACAATTTTCGCCACCGTACAAGAATAGATATGGTAACGGTTGGAATGGATCACGTAAAGCACACGCCATCCAAGCCAGTCCATAATCATATCCTGATTTAATCTTCAATCTATCCGACCATTCGGCCTTTTTAATGGCGGCATCCAACGAACCAAAACAATGTTTCAATATCATATCCCAGTGAGGATGTTGAGGATTATCGGTATCAGACGGCGGAACTTTAAATTGTGCCGCGTCTAAATTCCATCTACGGTCGCCAGGATATTCAGGTTGGAATGGGAGATTCACTAGACACCAATGTCTGGACCATATATGGGCCGCGACTAAATCTATTTCGGTCTTGGCTAGTCCTGTGATTAACAATTGTCCAGCCACTATATCTTTAGTGGCATCTATCCATTTCCCATTATCGGCTCGTGCGCACCAGCCCGCACTTTTATTTTCGGGCGTCACCAGAAATCGGATCAACTTGTCATATTCAGAGAAACTTTCTTCATTTACCGGGCCTTCCAATTCAGCTTTTACATTGAGGACACGGGTAATTTTTCCGTGGTTATTATTGACCCAACCTTTAGGGATGTCTTCGCCTTTGTTCTTATCAATGGAGATCGTGACACGCCCATCTTTTTGGGCCTTTAATTTAGTTTCTCTGTCTTGGAAACCTTCTGGTATGACTACAGTGTGGCCCAGATTTTTAACAACTTCGGCAGCGTCTTTGGCGGTATCAAATACATAGCCGCCTTCATTTGGTGCTTCCGCACCACCTTTAGCACGGGACGCCGTATGTAAGTCGGCAGGACGATTGAAGAAACAAGTGGTCCAGCCACCACTATCTTGTTCCCAGGTCTCGGCTTCATTCGTGCCTTGACTAAATCGGTAGACTTTCCAAACTCCATTCGGAAGTGGGAAAGCGAAACAATTACAGGTCGCCGGGTGCCGTCCTTCGGATAATGTCTTGAAAACGCCCTTGTACTTTCCAGATATTTCTTCAAATGCTTTAGTGTGTGTTTGAAGAAGATGATAATCAGATACCCAGATTGTAGAATATCCAGCTTGACCTAATTCATCAATGATCGCCTTGTGTTGGCCATCTAATGGAATTATACGGCGGCTATTAGCGAGAGATTCAAATGGGTCTTCTTGTTCAGTGGAGACACCCGTGACGCGGATTTTGGCACGTTGTCGTGTGACAACTTCGATATGATCGCGCCAATTGGGAGGAAGATCGGAGAGAGATAAAACCTGTGTGGCTGCTTTAATAACTTCTAGGCCGTGGTTTTCCTTTGTGATCTTGCGGTGCCATATCCACATATTGCCGCCACATACATCTATATGACTGGCGAAGTCAAATCCCGTGGCTGAACTCATTAGACCTAAGATACAGCGTGCTAACGCTGCGTGTACGGTATGATTTTCGGTAGGAATGTTATCCAGATAACAGTATAGATGCAGACCTTTACCACCTGTACTTTTACGTACCTCTATATATGGTAAGGCTTGGACTGCTATCTTTACTTTTTCAAGATCACTGTCAGATATGCCTACGCCCGCCGCGTGTCCAGTAATACTGTCCACATCGAAGGCAACCCATTTGGAAACTCTGTCTTTCCATTGCCAACCAGTCATACCAATAGCTTCGGCATGAAGATCAAGTGGCCAACGAATTTCAAAATCTTTCCATTCTGGTTCACTGTTGGCATGGTGGGGCAGACGAAAATTATACCATTCATTGGTGCCGTCTGTATATGTACTTCTCTTACCTTCTACAGCCTCACCATTATCAACAGCCACATTGGTTTGGCACTCCATGTCAATGGACCACCTATCAATTAGGTCTTGATTGGCTGGTAAGGCTCTGGCTTTAAGAAACGATGATAGGGATTCTGATATTTTAGGCATATACTATAGAATACGAGATTTGTGCCATTTTGCTTCAAAAATATGAGATAATTTATAAATTTATGAAGCAAAACCTCTTAAATCCCGTATTCTATAGTATCTACTCAATGTATTCTGTATTTTGTACTCTTTTTCGAGGTATTTTGTATGTCTAAAGAATTGGTTCCGTTTAATGCCGATCAGTTAAATCAACTCCCGTCTACACAGCTCGGCACGGATGAAAGTTTTAATGATTTGGCTAAGAATTCTGGCTTTCTCAAGTATTTGAAGCTGTGTTCTAATGACAAGTACGCAAAGGCCGGTAAGATCGCCTCTGGTCACTGGGGTATCCCTGATAGTGACGGGGCAATTCAAGATTTGGGCACATCCATCGACGTTTTACCCCTGGCTAAACGCCCTAAAGCGGTCGATATGAAGGATAAGTCTGCCTTAATCATTTCTTACGATGTGACTGCTGCCGAATTCAAACGAATTCGATTGGAAGCGGCGGAAAAAGACTCGGATTGCCAGTTTGGCGTCAGTTTCTTGGTTCTGGAACGGTCCACGGGACAATTCCTCGAACTATTCTTCGGTAATGAGACTTCGCGCCGCAAATTACAAGAAGTATATCCATATTTGCCCTTATCACAGGCGGATATTGATGCCCGTGCAGCTAATAAGCAAGATGTGACCGATTTGGAGCCACATTTTGCGTTACCCCTTACTATCAATATCAAATTTATTGAGGATAAGAAAGGCCGGTCGTGGCATGGT